GGCTATTCCCAGCTTATTAACCTTAGAGGTTCAATCTCCGTACTGGCAAGCAAAGCCAAGGACGCTATGAGGCAGCCCGAAGAAAAGAAAACGGAGGCCATGCGAGCGGTTTTAAGAGACCTGGTATCTACTGCAAGACTGAGCGGCCTGACCTCTGATGATGATATGGAATGATGGTGCAGACAATGAGCAAAACAGCCCCACGTCGATGCAATATCTTCAACTGCGACCGGCGGCACGGTAACATCTGCTGCGCCGATTGCGGCTACCGGGATAAGAATTGCAAGAACCCCTGCTTGAACCACCCGACCCGGTGCGGACAGGTCAAGCCACCACAGATAAACCACGGCCAGAAGCCGGGGAAATAAAAATCAGGAGGAATTTACCATGCAAGAGCAAAAGAGGACTTTCAAGTACGGAGACGTGTTCCACGTGGCCGGTCTGGACTGGATTGTGCTGCGGACCACTCCGGCGCCGACGCCGGACTGCTCCGATCTCCATTTCTGTGAGGCCACCGAAGACGTCTTCCAGGCCCCCTTTGATGAGAACGAATGCAACGACTGGAACAAGGCGAGCCTGCGGAAGCGGCTCAACGGCGAGTTCCTGGATAACCTCATCGCTGAATGCCCCGGCCTGAAAGACGCCATTGCCCCCACCTACCGCGACCTGACAGCCGATGACGGCCTCCGGGACTACGGAAACTGTCTGGACAAGGTAACGATGCTCACCGCCGATGAGTACCGGCAGACCCGCGATCTGCACCCCGCGCCGGAGCATTGGCGCTGGCTCATCACGCCGGACGGGACCCCGAAGAGTTCCGGGACCTCTTTCGTGCGCTACGTGTACTCGGACGGGAGCCTCGTCAGCG